TTACCAGAAGACGATTATGTTGAGGTTCCATTAGACTCAACTGTTATAGACGTATTAAGGAAGTTATGAGCCAATATTTAAAAGAAGGTGCTGTAGATTTATTCATAACGTATAAATTTGTTAAGCTACTTACTACACCTTGGAAAAAGACAGAGGCATTTGATGCAGGTGTTATTGACGCTAATGGAAAATTACTAGTTAAAGTAAAAGATCAAAGCTCAGCTCAAAAGAAAACTTATACTATATTCGAAAGATTAGTCTTTAACATAAAAAGAATTTTAGAGAAAGTACCATTCGGTAAATCTAGAATAGCTTCTTACGCTGCTGCGTTGTTTCTTCTCAAAGAAGAGACGGGCATGGAAGAAGCAGATATCCTCAAGGTGATTGAGGATTTGGGTCATAATACTTCAATCGATTTAAATGAAGAGTTCAAAGATCTTCGTGAGGGTCAGCACATGCTAAATCATGATTTAATGGAAAGTAAGAAAGGGACAATTGTGCATTTAGATGATATAGAACCAGTTGGCCAATTCGCTGGTGTTCCTATATATAAAACACAAGAAAATATTTTTATATCTGTAAACAATATATTATAAGTATGTACTTTCACACTTAGTGTGATATAATATATTAATTTAATGGAGTGACATGACGTCTATTTACGTAACCAAGCGCAGTGGTGAAACTGAGCCATTTAACATTAATAAAATTCACCGTGTTCTGGAATGGGCGTGTAATGATTTAGTAGGAGTATCGGTATCAGAGATTGAGATCCGTGCTAATGTACAATTATATGATGCCATGCAATCCACATCGATTCATGATCTCTTAATCAAATCCTCATCAGAGCTTATTACAGAAGCTACACCTAACTATCAAACAGTAGCAGCCAGGCTAATCAATTATAAACTCAAGAAGATTGTATATGGTGACAAGGACCCATGGCCGCTCAAAGAAATCATTGACCATAACATTGAAGCTGGAGTCTATGACTCAGATATATTAAACATGTATTCTGATGCTGAATTAGATTATATCAATGAACACATATTAGACCATTCAAGAGATGATGACTTCACATATGCTGGTATGGAGCAGATGAGATCAAAGTATTTGGTACAGAATAGAAGTGATGGTACTATATACGAAACCCCTCAGGTGTTATACATTATGATTGCCATGACATTATTTGGTAAGTATAATGGTAGACGTATGAAATATGTAAGAGAATTCTATGATGCTATATCACAATTCTATATCTCATTGCCTACACCTATTATGGCTGGTGTACGAACACCTACAAGACAGTTTTCGTCATGTGTAGTACTCGAGACTAATGATTCACTTGACTCAATCAATGCAACATCCACCTCAATCGTTAAATACATTTCAAAGAAAGCTGGCTTAGGTATTAATGCTGGTAAACTCAGAGCGGTGGGTTCACATATTGGTGATGGTTCTGTTGTACACACTGGTCTCATACCATTCTTAAAGTTATTCCAAGCAAGTGTAAAGTCATGTTCTCAAGGTGGAGTACGTGGTGGTGCAGCAACTGTTTATCTACCGGTATGGCATTATGAATTCGAAGACTTAGTTGTATTAAAGAATAATCGTGGTACGGATGAGACTCGTGTACGTAACATGGACTATGCATTCCAATTTAATAAGCTTATGTATGAGAGACTATTAACTGGTGGGAACATTACTTTCTTCTCTCCTCATGATGTCCCTGGATTGTATGATGCATTCTTTGAGGATCAAGATTTATTTAAAGAGTTATATGAGAAGTATGAAAGGACCCGCAAGATCCGTAAGAAGTCTTTACCTGCTTTAGAAGTATTCTCTCAGTTCTTGACTGAACGTAAAGAGACAGGAAGAATCTATTTACAAAATGTAGATCACGCAAATACACATGGTGCATTCATCGAGAAGCAGGCCCCGATACACCAGTCGAATCTTTGTTGTGAAATTAATTTACCTAGTCATGGATTAGAATCATATGATGATGCAAACAAAGGTGAGATCAGTCTATGTACATTATCTGCAATCAATTGGGGATTAATCAATGATCCGAAGGACTTCGAGAAGTATTGTGATTTAGCTGTACGTTCTCTAGATGCTTTACTTGATTACCAAGACTATCCTATTGTTGCAGCTCAAAGATCAACCATGAATAGAAGACCATTAGGTGTAGGTATTATTAACCTTGCATACTTCTTGGCAAAGCGTGGATTAAAGTATGATGCTGATGCTCTTGAAACTGTTGATGAATATGCAGAAGCATGGTCATATTATTTGATTAAAGCGAGTGCAAACCTAGCAAAAGAGCGTGGTACATGCTATAAAAATCTCGAGACTAAATATGGACATGGTATCTTGCCAATAGACACATATAAATCAGAGGTCAATGAATTAGTCAAACATAAGGAAAGAATGCCTTGGAAGTCGCTCAGGGCGCAGCTTTTAAAGGACGGTATAAGAAATTCAACATTAATGGCTATTATGCCTGCTGAAACATCAGCTCAAATAGGTAATGCCACAAATGGTATTGAACCACCTCGTGCACTTGTATCATACAAGCAATCCAAGGACGGAGTCATGGCACAAGTTGTACCACAAATACACAACCTGAAAAACAAGTATGATCTACTATGGGATCAGAAAGGACCCGATGGTTATATAAAGATCATGGCTGTTATTCAGAAGTATGTAGATCAAGGTATGTCTATTAACACCAGTTATAATCCAGCTCAGTATGAAGATAACAAAGTTCCGATGAGTGATATGATGAAGGATCTTGTTACATTCTATAAGTATGGTGGTAAACAATTGTATTACTTCAATACAAATGATATGGCAACTGAAGATGAGTCTAGCCAAGATTATACAAGAGAAGATTTTGACACACAACAAGAGTATGATGACTACTGTGAATCATGTGTTTTATAGAAAAATATTCTATGAAACTATCACATTATAGAATAATTTTACCTTTTTAAACTATATGCGCAAAATAGTTCCATTTACAGTGTACAAAGTATATAAATTATGTTATAATAGTTCCATGTTATCAAGATTAGGTTATATATAAATAATTATGGAATTCTTAAATTACTTTACATTAGGGTTTATTCTTACCCTCGGGGTCATAGGATTGTTATCCAACGCCCTTTTCCCAATTTTCCTTAAACTAAATAATGAGCTAAATGAAAAGTTTAAGGACGAGAACCCTTCGAGACAAGGCTAAACTACTTTTTAAAAAACGACATAGGAGAATATATGTTAGATAAAATCACAAGCGGCGTTTCAGCTGCAACGGCTATTGCCATGTCACTAATCGGTTTAGCAATCATGCTACAAATCGTATTTGGTGGATCAGTACCTTTCTTAGGCGGTGACGTCATTGGTACAATTATTGGTATAGTTGCCCAGCTCGGTGATGCTGGTTTAGTAGGTTTAATTTCTGCGGCGGTATTGTGGAAGCTACTAACTCATGATGATGCATAACATTCATTCAATAATGAAGTGAGTTAAACGACGTAAAGGTAAAAGTAGGAGCACTTAACACGTGGGTTCAATTCCCACCTCCTCCACCTAATAATATTCAGGTAGTATTATTAAATGGGGGAGACAAGGCATCGATTAGGTAGCAGATCCGCTTGAGACTCGTCAGTCAACGAAGACTTAAAAATGAAAATTTAATCGGCAATCAGTCAGATTATTTGTTAGCTGCATAAAGCTAACTGAGGTTTTCTTCCGGAGTTCCTTATCACCCAATACTCCGGATCTTCTTTTTTATACATACCCATATGATAACCTTAACAGACGCTGCCGCTGACAAATTAAAGACTCTGATTACAGGGAGTAAGCAATTGCGTGTGTTAATCAAAGGTACGGGATGTTCTGGTATGGCATATCATTTAGAGTACAATATAATGCAAACAGATATGGATGACTTGTTTATTGTAAAAGATATACCTATTGTAATTGATCGTAAATCACAAGTATATGTTGATGGTGCTGAGATAGATCATAAGACAAAAGGATTGAATGAAGGATTTGAATTCTCTAACCCTAAAGAAAAAGCAAGATGTGGCTGTGGAGAATCGTTCACAATATAGATGTACATTTAAGTATTATATGATATAATATACACATGAGTATAATGAAAGAACCACTAGGTGATGGTACAGCAAGAGTCACCAAATTCGAAGACTATCAGAAATATAAATTTGACAATCCAGAAACTATGTGGATGGAAGACTATCCGTCAATTATATTCCCTGACTGCGTGAGAGATATACATATAACTGAGGATAAAGAATGAATATATTTTATTTAGATAGTAATGCAAAGACCAGTGCGGAGATGCACTTAGATAAACATTGTAGTAAGATGCTTGTGGAATATGCACAGCTTATGTCTACAGCCCATCGAGTATTAGATGGTACAGAATATTATGACAAGAATAAAATAGGTTCAAAGATCAAACGCTGGCGTCATGAGGAAGATACACTATATAAAGCTTCACATGTCAATCATCCGAGCAATGTGTGGCTTCGACAAAGTATAAATAATTACGCATTCCTCTATGAGATGTGGTGCCATCTACATGATGAATTTGTTATACGCTATGGCAAAGATCATATGTCATACGTAAAACTCAAAGAAGTATTAAAGAGCCCACCGCGTAATTGTGGTGATAGTCCATTTACACAACCGACACAAGCCATGCCTGACGATGTCAAGCATAGTGATTCAATCACTGCCTATAGAAATTATTATATGAAATATAAACAACACATTGCAGCATGGAAAACGGTTAAACCAAATTGGTATACTATATGAAGAAATCAGTATTTAAAATAAACACAAAAAATCATCTAGACAAAGATCTATTCTTTGACGAAGGTGTAGACGTAGCAAGATACGATATTGTTAAATATCCACAATTGCAAAAGTTATATGAAAAGATGTTATCGTTTTACTGGACTCCAGATGAAATCGATGTCACAAAAGACAAGATTGATTTTAATAAGTTAACAACAAACGAACAACACATCTTCACATCCAATCTCAAAAGACAAATCTTATTAGACTCAGTACAGGGCAGATCACCTGACTTGGCTTTATTGCCACTTGCAAGTAATCCTGAACTTGAGTTACTCATTGAGACATGGGCATTCTTTGAGACTATTCACTCGAGATCGTATACTCACGTTATCAGAAATGTGTATCCTAATCCATCAAAGGTCTTTGATGAGATCACTTCGATACCTGCAATATCCGAGTGTGGTAATGCAATCTCAGAACATTATGACAACCTGATCAATTATAGAGGCTCTCACGGTAGCTCTAAGCATAAAAAGCTGTTATATCTCTGTTTAATAAGTATATACATATTAGAAGGGATACGGTTTTATGTGAGCTTTGCATGTTCATGGGCATTCGCTGAGTTAAAGCAAATGGAAGGTAATGCAAAGATTATTAAGTTAATTGCAAGAGATGAGAACTTGCATCTTGCAGCATCACTAAATATTATTCGTACACTGATTAAAGAAGATGAGGATTATGTGAAGATTAAAGAAGAAACACATAATGAAGTAATGAATTTATTTGAAGATGCATTAGTACAAGAAGAGGAATGGTGTGATTACCTATTTGGTAATGGTTCAATGATTGGATTAAACGCTGACCTCTTGAAAGAATATGTGCGTTGGATTGGAGCAAAGAGAATGAGATCTCTAAACTATCCTGTACCATTTTCGGTACACCAACATAACCCACTACCATGGACAGAGAAGTGGATAAGTGGCGGAGCAGTACAAGTTGCTCCACAAGAAACAGAAATAACGTCTTATGTACTCGGTGGAGTTACACATGACGTGGATAATAAATCATTTGAGGGATTAAGTTTATGAGTATAGCAGTAGTGTGGTCTAAGGACGATTGTATGTATTGTACAAAAGCAAAAGACTACTTAAAGAAAAAAGGTATTAATGTAGAAGAGAGAAATGTGCAGTCAGGTGACTGGACTATGACACAACTTCAAGAAGCTGTTCCAAATGCAAGAGCATTTCCACAGATCTTTATTGATGGTAAATATGTAGGATCATATGACAAGATGATGGCACATGTTCAAATGGGAGAATTAAGTTTATGATATGTCATGAATGTAATAGTGAACCGTTTGAGGTTATCATTAAAGAAGACTTAGGCTATGAACATGAAGCAGCTGAGTTTGAAATTGAAGTAACACATTGTCCATTTTGTGGTTCTAACTTAGAATGGGCTAAGCGTGGAGGATATGATGCAGACGAATACGATGAAGACCGATTGGACGTATAAAGGTGTTCTATTTACTTCTGATGATGTTATGGATTTTTATGGGTTTGTGTATCGTATTACCAATCTTTCTAACGGATACGACTACATAGGAAGAAAGTATTTTAAAACCGTAAGAAAGCTCAAGCCGCTGGCGGGGTTTAAGAGAAAACGTAAGGTCACAAAAGAAACTGATTGGCAAGAGTATTGGGGATCAAGTAAGAGATTACTAGAAGATATAGAGAAGTTAGGTAAAGAGAACTTCAAACGTGAGATCATATGTCTATGTGAAACACGTGGTGATACAAACTATATGGAAGCAAAAATTCAATTCGATGAAGAGGTTCTATTGAACCCTGAGAATTACAATGGTATTATAGCTATCAAGCTTGGATACGGTTCTGTAAAAAATTTATCAGAAAAGTATGTACAATCTAAACAAAACATGTTATAATATACACAGTATATTTAAAAGGATAAATTATGGTTTTAGTTGATTTTAATGGTTTGGCTATCGGTTCTATTATGGGACAGCTTAGTCATGGTGAAGAGCTTAGTGAGAATTTAGTTAAACATATCATTCTTAATAATCTAAGAGTGTATCGTAACAAATACCCAGAGTCAAAGTATGGCAAGATAGTCATTTGTTGTGATAGTTACTCTTGGCGTAAAGATGTATTCCCTGAGTATAAAGCTCAGCGTAAAGCAAATCGTTCTACAGATAAACATGATTGGCCAATGATCTTCGACTTAATAGAAGATACTCTTAATGATCTACGTACTAATTTCCCTTATGCTGTTATTAAGATAGACAGTGCAGAGGCTGATGATATCATAGGTGCATTAACTGTACACAAGTCCATACCTCTTATTGGTGAGGATGTAGTTATTATATCTGCTGATAAAGACTTTATTCAATTACAATCACATGGCCATGTCATACAATGGTCACCTATGTTTAATAAAATGATTAAGGAAGAGAATCCTCGTCGTTACTTATTTGAACACTTACTTAAAGGTGATAGCGGTGATGGTGTTCCTAATGCCAACTCTCACGATGATGTATTTGTGACAGCGGCAAGACAAACACCTATGACTAAAAAAGCTATAGACAAATACTGGGATAATCGTGATGATCTAGAATCTATTATGAAGCCTAATGTCTATCGTAACTTTATGCGTAATGCTCAAATGATTGATCTCGAGAATACTCCAGATGGTATACGTGAGGCAGCTATAAATAAGTACGAGAATTATGATTACCCTGCTCGTTCAAATATACTTACGTATCTAATAGAGCATCGTATGAAAATGTTAATCGATTGTGCTGGAGAGTTTTGAGCGACGAAGAATTATTAGAGTTCATG